CATAGAAGCGCGGGATGTCTATGACATCTCCCGCTAAGGGCATTCTCCTCTCGGAGTTAAGCCCCCCGATCCCACCTAATAGGGGGATCGCCTTCCGAGCTTGATGCTGACGTGCTCGGGGCGTCCAGAACGCTCCAAGTGCTCATCATCAACACTAGGCAGGCGAGCCGAGTTAGTAACCGGCTCACCAGTGTTGAAGTCGATCGGCCAAGTTTCATCGGCCATTCGAACAAAACACTTGAGTAGGGCACCTGCTCCATCGAGGTTATCCTCTGGGAGCTTGGCACTCACATAATAGCCCTTAGTCAAGGGGCCGTGAGTATTCGGGTCCAACGTTTGGAATTCATACCCAAGCGCTGATTCCCTACCCAACAATGGGGAGGACGGAGCTACGTTCGGGAAGACTTTAATCAGTCTCCGTAGGTAGTCATCCATCCATGCTGCCGCTTTCCACAACCCGCTCCAATAGAGCTGGTTGCGTAAGCTAACAGCAGATATGACCCCACTCGCGTCCTGCCGTCGTGTAGGAAGTACTTCTCTGACCTTGACTATTCCAACGTCTTGGCCATTGTAGTACTCCCCGCCGCAAGACTCTCTGAACCTTCCGGTCCAGTAGCTCTTGCCGACGTTAACTACATACCCAAAAGTGTGTAGTTCGTCGACGACGGACAGCACATAGTCTCTGGGGACAATTAGATCGTCCCCAAAGACACGCACCTGCTTACGAAAACGATTGACAATCGTCTCGTAAGAAAGCGGAGCACCCGACTCCCTTTCAATCCCAGTGAGGATTAAGGTCAAGAAGACCATAGCCTCAAAGGGAAAGCAGAGAGCCGAACCCATAGACGCGAACTTGGCCAGGCGTATTACGCCATGACCAGGTACGTCAGCCTTCCGGGATCTAGATGCGTCAACCGCCTCAAGCAAAAGAGGATGATTGCGCAACATAGCCCGTACATGCTGATTCGAGACACGGTCGGAAGCTTCGCTCAAATCGAGCGTAGCAAGGTCCCCGCTGAGGGAGCCTTTTGAGGCCAAGAACCTATTAGGTTCCTGGTTATCAAATCCGATCATGCGGGTGAGGAGACTATCCTCACTAAACGCATCGAGGAAAGCGCGAAGAAGCCCTTGCTGCACATATTGTGTAGCAGTCGGCTCAATCGCGATAATCCGAGGTGTCTTGAGCGTTTTAGGTACCGTAATAACCCTCACGGGTGTTTCGGCACCAGGTTCGACGATGTGATTATTCGGCTCCCAATTGGTATTAGGAGTCAAATAGAATTCAGCAGGAAAAACTTGCTGAATTCGACGGGGCCAGGATCGCTGATTCCACTTACCATTACTGGTAAGCTTGTCAGCGACAGCGCCTGGTCCATGTTTCGGAATGACCTCATGCCAGAGGATTTTATCCTCTAGCTTTGTAAAGAGGTCACCGAAGAGCATATCTGACATCCGCTCGAAGTCTCTTAAGTATGAGAAATCGAGAAGGGAATCAGATCGTCTCACATCGTGCTCAGTCTGGATGAAACCATTCATCGCTCGCCTCTCACGAGCAGGACTAACGACCTTACGGCCGGTAGCCTGCTGCAGCCTTCCATTGCTGGTTGGCTGCGGGAGGGCGATCTTGCTAAACATCAGCGTTAGCTGACGTAAAGCGTAGATTGCTTCGATGTCTGGATCTTCCAGGAGTGCGCCACTACTAGGGTCGAACACACGTCCAAGGAAACCCGACAGAAATGCCGGGAGACCAGTATGAGGCTTCACCGAAAATGATGGAGCCTCAGAAGGGACGACGAGACCACGGTCCAGCCATTTTTGGATGGCTTTTCCGTAGTCCGCCAGGGTTATCGCCAAAAACGACAACCCCTCGTGTTCGAACCGACTCGCGACAGTTGTTTTATCGCGAGTGGCGCTAGTGCAGCATCTAACTGCCAGTTCATCGGCAGTTATGGACCAGAGTGACATAAGGCTTTTCATTGGCCCTCCTTTCAGTAGGAGGTTACCAAATCCATAGCCCATGTGTCGTAGTACTACAGCGTTGAGCTCCTAATTCCGAACTTCGGGCTGTTGCCCGTCGCGCGGAACTCGGAAATCAAGCGCCAGAGCAGGACGACCTTGTCAAAGCCCAACCTTTCGGTTAGGACAGAGATCACGTCGTCCCGCTGCGAGATCCACGCAATGCGGACCTCGCAGTTGTCCATCGCGGAGTACAAGTCGTTAGACTCACACTCCTCGATGAAGTTCTCGACGATCGACTGAGTCGACCCGTGAGAGAGGTTATTCATTTTACCCTTTCTTATAGACCGACTCGATCATTGTTGTAGACTACTCCGCTGGGACGGTGCCTTTGCTCCCTACTTCCCTTTGAAACTGCCTAATTGCAGTGATAAGGCGAAGCATTGAAGCATGTTGGCTCCTCGTGAGGACACTTCCGTGTCTAACACGAACCGTAACTTGGAGCACCGCTGGGGAATTAATTTCACCCGACGGCGCAAAAGCCACAGAGACCCAAACGTTACCGCTCACACGGTCCTCCTTACGGACAGACATTGTCCGCAAAGAGAACCGCTTCACCCGCTAGATAGAGCGCATCAACCAGTACAACGATGATAACGATCAGCTTAGCGCTGACCGAATCTCGAAAACTGGCGTCTGTACTCCGTCTTCCGTACGAATTCCTTCGTCCGGAGCGTCGATTAGACACAGCGGCGACGTGTGATCTAGAGCTTCCAGCCGGATTGTCTGATTAAGACTCACCGCCTAGCAGCTTAACGATCATCGCGTCGGAAGTCGCCGTGAACAGGCCCTTAAAGCCTGCGTACACAGCGAGCGCCTCGACGGCCGAGTATCCGGCCGGCGGGAGGTCGAAGACGATGTAGTTACTCATCGACACTTCGACGTTCTCCGCCGGACGGAACGGGTCCGCCGTGAGCTTCTTCGTGTCGATTCGCAGCAGACGTCGGGTACGCTTCCCGTAGTTGTGGGAAGCGGACACCTTCGTCAAGCCGTCGCCACTCGAGTACTCGGACGCGTCGTCCCCCACGCTAATGCGCGGGAGGCTGATCGCCGAGCCTGAGATGGTAACGGAAAGCGGATCGGTGAACGACATGGGCATCACTCCTAGGAGCACAGAGGCTCCCTTTGGCGTTTTGACATAGCACAGCAGTGCTACCGTTACGACTTGGAAATTCCAAGCGCAGCGGCAATGGCCAGCTGGATAGGCGTTAAGCCCCCCCAGGTAAGGCCGAACCCAAAGGGTGTCGCTTTAACCCGTCGCTTACTTTCAGAAACGTAAACGACAGGTTGAGGTCGAAGAGACCCGTTAAGACCTGTGGGTCCTTCGAAGGTGTAGGCATAGGTGGCGCGAGAATGCTCCATCATATACCCATACCTCAACACCAAGCCGTCGTCCTGCCAATCGGACATGTTGGAGATAACATCCCCAGCGTTCGAAAACCAGTCGACGGCCCAGGTCCAAGGCGCGAGATTCCACAAGGTAGACGGTGTAAGGTCGAGCCCGAGAATTTCTCTCATGGCATCGGCCCGATTACCCATCGTCGTCCGGGTTTTACCACCCGGAAGATAATAGGTAAAAGCACCAGAAAACCAGCGGTTAACGTCACGTTGATAGTGACGGACAACTCGCCCTTGATTCACCCCAGCTCCGAACATTGCGCCACCGGTGGGACCCCAGAAAAATGGGGATACACCGGTTTTGACAGTTTCGGTAGAAGAGGTGGATTCCGGTGGAAAATTATACCGGCGTCGGACTACCCTGCCAGCGTCTCGTATGTACTGATCGACAAGTCGATCAGCATGTACGATAGCGTTCAACAAAGAACGCGTCTCGCTGACAATAGGCATCCATCCAAATTGGACGTTAAGGAATTCATCCGCACCTGATTTAGGTGCAGATTTCTTCCCGAGCAACGATTGGAGTCCCACCAGTTTTGGTAGGCCCTCTCGAAGCACTTCGCCCAAGAAGACGGACATGTCCGCCGCGCTGTTGGTCGGTTTACATCTAGCGATAGCAGTAGCACCAAACTCATCCAGAGAATCAAGATCCTCTGGCAAGTAAGGTGGAAACTGCATCACTGAAGACGATCCAGGAGTTACTGCACCGTGAAAATCGGTGATAGTAGTCCTAGAAGGTTCCCTAACCTGGAATGTAGCGTGCACAGCGGGGATTTTATTCCCAACTATGTAACGCTTCTTCGTATGGAAGGGGCCTCCAACATCACCGGAGAAATTGCCCTTACGGACTTTTCTCCAATCGGGATGATTTTCGGAAACAGTTACCTGTTCCCCCTGCATGTCCGGTGGCAGTTGAGCAGCGGAATTACTCTTTGTAACGGTTTTTAAACCGGTACTATGAATAACCCGCGTAGACGTAAACGTAGCCGGGGGGATCCTTAATTGGATCGCCCGACTTCGCTGCGTCGTTTCTCTTCGGCCGCTAGACAATAGGCACCAGCGCTCCTTAGGTCCTGCGGTGTAACCACCGCAACTCTACACGACAGCGCGAGCCGTCGTGTAGGCTCTGCTGCACTGCGCCCAGGGCCCCGCAAGGGGCCC